GGCGGTCAGGACAACGGTCTGAACATGTACGACACGCTTCAATATGCGGCGAAAAACGGTTTACTCGGCGAGAAGCCGCCCGCTTTTGTCTACATTGACCCGTCCAACGAACTGCATGTGAGGCTTGGCATTTACCTTTTTGGCGGACTCATGACTGGAATTCAAGTCGATGACCAGATGGAATCGCAGTTTGATGCAAGAAAACCGTGGGATGGTTCAGGAACCCAAATTATCGGCGGTCACGGTATCTTTACCGGGGCCTATGGACCCTACAAGGTTTTGACCTGGGGAGACGTTCAGGAAGTAACCGATCCATGCTGGGCAAATAGAGTTGACGAATGCTACGGCGTCCTGCCGCAAGAGGCAGTTGCCAACCCCGCGAAGTTTGCAAGCGCGACGGGGTTGAGTGTACAGCAGATGATGGCGGACCTTCAGGCAATAGCCGATCAGGAGTAATCATGGCAATCGACAACTGGCCTGATAAAGCGTGTGACTGTGCGAATTGGAAAGCTGGGACCGACCAGCTTTATGCAGTGGCAAAAGAAGCCTACCTGCACGGTGTTCACTATCTCGGGCCGGTCATGGTCTATTGCCCGTGGTGTGGGAAGGAACTGAAATAATGGACACCGACGATCATCTCGATGAAGCCCGATGCTGTGGGAACTGCCATTTCTGGGCCTGCTTTAATCAAAGCGTAATCGGCCAGTGCAATAGGTTCCCGCCAACGGCTGCTTTTACCGCCTTTATGGACTCAGAGGGCAGGCGTTGTATGCACCCGGAGAAGGCTAAGTTCCCAACTACGGTCGAACTGGATTGGTGTGGTGAGTGGCGTAAAAAACATTCTAAGAGGGGGGAAAAGAAATGAAACTATTCTACGGTAAGTTCCCTCCTGTGGTTGTGGGAACCATCGAGTATCTTCACACCGTTGAGTTCTGCTGCTATCAAGCCACATGCGCCACAGTGTACGCTTTTAAGCTCCGGCCAGCCGCGATATACGGGAAGCCCTCGTTTTTCATGGGGGAAGCGATACAGAATTGCCCTTATTGTGGGGCTGAATTGACTCAGATATTAACATCGGAGGGGGAAAAGAAATGAAGTTCAAAAAACTGGGAGCACTGCTTGTTCTTATTCCGTTTATGTTCGTGGCTTGTTCGACTGTCACTACAGTCGTAACTCCTGCCGTCGCGCAGGCCGCAGGATACAGCCTTGGATATTACGGCTGGGCCTTTACGACTATGGCGCCCGTAAGCCAGCTTGCCATCAATGCGGCTTGCTCTCTTACTCCGAAAGCTGCTGTTGACCCGCAGGGCACTCTAGACAACTTACTAAACCTTTTCCAGCAGGACTGGACAGCGGCTTACAACGTCATGACCAACGGCACCTATAGCGTACTGATAAAGGGTGCCGCCCAAGTGGCCATAAACGAGATTAACGATGTGGTCGGCCAAATCAATGCGCTCGGCAGCAATTCTTCTTTGGTTTCACAGTACGCCGTTGCGATAGTGACCGGCATTTGTCAGGGTGTTGCGGCTGCACAGGGAAAGTCCGCGTCGATGCTGAAGGCCGAGTTACAGACCAATCTGACTTTCACGCAGAAGGTAGAAGCCTGGTACTGCTCGCACATCTACCCGCTCTTTAGTTGGCTATAAAGAAATGACCCACTGTCCATGCTACATCTGCAACTCGTTCTACGTGATCAACCATTACACATCATGTCGGGATGGTTGCGATATGTACAAGGATTGGATCAAGGAAAGACTTATGGGGGGACAACATGAACTGGCTGAAATCAGCGGCTCTTGAAAGCTGGCGAACAACGATTCTCGGTTTCGTTATGGCCGTAGGAATTGTGCTCCAACCCGTGCTCGCGGCTGGCCAGGTGCCGACTAAATCTCAGGTGCTCGCTGCCGTTTGCGTGGCGCTCGCGGGCCTTATAGCTGGGGACCATAAGACAGGGAATCAGAACCAGCCTCCGGCAGCGAGTTAATGGAAGGGATGGTTGAGATGCCAGCACTATCTAAGAAACAAAGGGAATTGATGGCAATCGCTGAACACAAGCCTGGGAAAGTCAAAAAAAAGAATCGTGGCGTACTCAAGATGAAAAAATCTCAATTGCACGACTTTGCCGCCACGAAAGAAAAGGGATTGCCCAAAAAGAAAAAGAAATCCTAACCCTGGGGGCTTTGTGAGTTGTCGAGATTTAAACGCGGGCAACATCTCATCGTTGATGGCTACGAATGCACCGGAGAACTCATGTCCGATGCAGTCGGCATTGTGCGCTGGCTCGATCTCCTGCCGGGGAAAGTCGGAATGCGCGTGCTCATGCCTGCAAAGATCAAACGAGACGAACCGCCCAAATGCCCCGAAATCAATGCGGGGATATCCGGATTCGTCATGCTTGCGGAAAGCCACGCCTCCGTTCACACATGGCCTGCAAGGAGAGAATTGCAGTTTGACCTTTACTCGTGCCGACCTTTTGATGTTGAACTCGTTACCGAGGATTTGGTTCGAGCTTTTGGAATCGGAAGTTTTGATGTGACAGTCGTTGAACGGAGAAAAAGACTGTAAATGAGCGCATCGTTTTACGTATACGGCGGGAACAATACGTCATTGACATCATTTTCCACAGACACGGGGAATGGAATAAATACCTATGAGCTGTGGGAAGGAGTGGCGCTCCCTGCTTGCAGTCTAAGTAAACTCGGCGCTCAGGTAAAAAACGGGAGCACTAGCGGTACACACATCAAGATTGCGCTCTATAACAGTGCAGGCAATCTTGTAACCGGTTCAAGCGGGACAATATCTCCGCCCTCCCTTGCCAGCTTCACCTGGGAGGAAGTTTCGATCACTCCTATAAATCTTACCGCGGGGATTTATTACATTGCCTGCCAGTTCAGCAGCGCCAGTCTTGACATAGCTTCTCAGGTCAATCCGGTTAATCCTGTAAATGGTTGGTACGCCAGTGCGACGTATGCTAATTTCCCCCCATCGTCATTACCATCTGGAACGGGCGGAAGCCAAATAGCCCTCGGTGTTTATATAACCGTTCCCCACGATTATTCGACCTTATTCCCCGCAACTGAAAATCCTATTTCCGAGTCCGGCAACTGGACGAACTGCACGGCGGGCAGCACAAACCTGGCAACTTCCGGCGGCTTTTGCTACGGCATAAACAGCCCACCGGGGAACGTAAATGACGAGGTGGCGACCCTTACAAATGGATTATGGCCCGTCACTCAATTCGTCCAGGCGCAGGTAAGCATTCCGGGCGCGACCTACACGGCTGATTATCCCCAAGTAGAGCTACATTTGATGATGACCAATACCCCCTCGGCTTATTCCGGCTATGAGATCAGCTTCAGCGTCGGCCAGGGGGCGAGCAGCTATATGCTGATTGTCCGGCTAAACGGGCTTTCGGCAAGCCCGGGCTTCACCACTCTTTCGAACCCGACCGGCAACGCCGAGTACGGCGTCGTGGACGGTGACGTGATCACCGCCTGGATCGACAGCTCGAACTACATTTATGCCGTAAAAAACAGCGTCCTGATAGCAAGCGTACAGGACACGGGTTCGGGCGGATACGGACCTTGGACCTCGGGGCAGCCGGGCCTTGGCTTTAATTACGCTCCGTCTAGCGGCAGCGGAACCGGGGCGCACACCGCCTACGGAGTCTCATCTTTCCTGGCTGTTTCGGCGGCGTCCATATTTTCCAGACGGGGCTTTGGACCGAAGATTGGATCGAGACAGGAGATCAACTTCTAATGGCAGATGCCCATATCCACTTCATTGATGCTCCCATTTTCAAGTATACCCTCGCCACTCGCGGCGAAGACGGATTTATGTACCGTAAAGATTTACAGGCTGGTGATGCAAATTGGCAGGATTATGAAGAACAGAATGCCATCATACTGATGTTTTCTTGCCCATGTGGTTGCGGATCACTTCACATGATTCATGTCTACACGACCGATACGGATAACACTCCAAAAGGCTATGGCAATGGGTGGAAATGGAACGGAGACAGGGAGAAACCGACTCTTTCACCGAGTCTTCAAATAAACTCGGCCTGTCGCTGGCATGGATATCTTACAAATGGTGTTTTCAAGAAATGCTGATTGGATAATAGGAGCTTTTTAAATGGCCTATCAAATCTTAAAATCTTCAACCGAATGTCCGCTCCTGTTCTTCATGGTGCAGAGTGCCGACCACTTGACGGCTCTCACCAGTGCGAGTCCGACCGTTACGATCAGTAAGAACGGGGGGTCTTTCGCATCTCCCTCCGGGGCTGTCACCGAGATTGCAAATGGCTGGTACAAAGTGGCCGGAAATGCGACCGATACCGGGACAGCCGGGCCTATTGCCCTTCATGCCACAGCGACTTCCGGAGACCCTTTTGACGGTATCGTTGCCGAGGTCGTCGCCTACGATCCGCAGGACTCCGTTCGAGGCGGCATGACTGCGCTTCCCAACGCGGCGGCCGGGGCATCAGGCGGACTGCCTTTGTCGGTTGATACGAGCGGCCGGGTCGATGTCCTCAAAATCAACGGCACCAGCCAGACCGCGCGGGACTTGGGGGCAAGCGTCTTGATCTCATCCGGTACTGGCACGGGGCAACTTTCCGTTACTTCCGGCGTGATAGATTCAAATGTTAAATCCATTAATTCCATTGCCGCCACATCAGTCACAACCGTAAGCGCCTATCAGGGCACTACTCAACCTGTCAACTTCACAGGAACGGGTGCTTCCGCACTGGCAAAAAGCGACGTTACGGATTGGAACGGGACGGCTGTTTCTTCTCCGGCAACCGCTGGGATTCCCGAAGTCAATGTCAAGAACATGAACAACGTGGCGGCAACCTCCATCACGACAGTTGGCGCCTATCAGGGAACCACTCAACCGATTAACTTCACCGGCACCGCAGGATCGGCCCTCGCCAAAGTCGATGTGACAGACATTGCCACGGCCGCAGTAGCAACTGGATCGGCTCAACTCGGTGTTAATGTGGTCAACATGGCAGGCTCCGCGCTTTCCACCACGGCAGCGCAAATCGGCGTAAATCTTATAAACATAGCGGGATCGGCGGTAAGCACTTCAACCGCTCAACTCGGCGTAAATGCCGTCTCCGTAGCGGCAGGGGCCATAAATAACGCCGCTTTCAATGCAGACGTGGCCACAGCAGGAAACACCATCCCGCTTGCTGCTTATGCCGCGCTTAATACGGCATTCACTGATGCGACGAGCCTCAACGCTAATAGCCTGCTTGACCGCCTGAGAACTTACGGCTGGATACTTAGAAACAAGATCGCCGTAACCGACGCGAACGGAAACACGGTGATTTATAAGGATGACTCGACCACCGCAGGTTTCACGGTGGCCGGGATGCTGACAGACGATTCCACCACGACAACCAGACTGAGGGCAGCATGAACCTAACTGAACTTTTAGCACCTTACAGTGAGCCGCAACCTGACGGCACGCCTCTCAGGACCGTCGAGGGGCAAGTGAAATGGTTGCTCTCAAAATCTATCCCGCGCTCCCACATCGATCAGGCCGTTCTTTCGGTCTATGACGAGATCGAGCGAGGGAAGGTCTTTGAAACGGGCGCAGCTCTCGATCACTACCTTCTCGAAGTAGCGACGCACTTGCACAAGGTTGAGCTTACCGATTCAGTGGTAAAGCTCGAAGCCTTTTTTAACCAGCTTATGAAGACTCACAGGGATGCAGCGGCTTCCGAAATAATCGCAAAGATGCAGCGCCCTCTTAACTGGCTGCAACGGTTTGGAAGGTGGTTATTCAGGCTGTAAATGGGTCAGACAGTAATAAGTTCCATTGGAGTATCTTTTGACCTTTTCGGGAGCCTTATATTGCTTGCAATAATTGCATTTCAACCAGTCTGCATTCCCGCAAGCGTAATACGCATGGGCGCGCTGATGGATAAGCATGTGATAGGCATGATCTTCACATATTACCAAATCAGTAGGGCTATGATGATGTACTTCGGTTCCGTTGGGCAACGGTTTATCAAGGACTCTTTCTGCTATCAGAATGTGTTCTCGAACATAGCCATTGGTATTCGCTCTTGGATGATTCGGCATCCATACTCTGACACGATTGGGACGATCAGATTCTACATGCTTGCCTCCTTTCCAGTTTCGATGAGGCGATTGCGGATTGTGGCCACTGATAAATCTTACGGGTTCTCCTTTGATGTTTCCTCTCTCGGAACGAGTACATTTCGCCAATGCAGTCTTTTGCCCACACCCACATTGACAGCAACCGTAAGGGATTGTATTCTCGGACTCAGCCATGACTACTTACTCCCGCTAGTAAGAGGATTGGTTAGAGCCGTTGAGGTGTGCAACCACTTCACCGGCTCGTTCTTTTATACAACAGGCATGAACATTTTGCAAATAAGAAATGAGGGGAACTGTGGCTGTTAATTATATGGCAATGCTCTCTTGGGGCATGTACGGCGGTGCTACGGCTTCGCAGCGAGCAAACCTTTTTGCCAGTTGGGGACTGATGCAGTCTTTGATTTCCGCCGTTGTCACGATCTTTTTCAGGCGCACTTTCGGGCCGCGAACGGGAAGCCGGTCACTGGTGGGACTATGGCAGTAAATACAAAGGCATTTGTGGGATTCGGATTTTACGGGGCGGCAAACGCTGACCAGACGGCTAATCTTTATAGCTCCTGGGGGCTTATGACTTCCTTGCCGTCGTATCTCATACCGCCGTTTTTGCTAAGAAAAAGGAAACAGAATTGGTTAGATGCTTGTTCATTCTTTTATAAATAAGGGGAACGAAAATGGCCAATAACTTTAGCGCTCGTACATGGATAATTGATACTGCGGGAACGACTAGCAAATATACCGGGCCTGTGTATATCGGACGAATTTCATGGCACCCTACTGCTGCTGGCCAAAGTTTAGTTGTGGAAGACGGGCGTGGCAATATCCAGTGGCAAGTGACCTCGGTTGCGGCAGGCAACGATGCCTCTTCGGGAATTGAGGATTGGCCGAATCCCGAACACAAAATGCCCTGGGACGGGTTTTATGTTCCAACCATGACAGCAGGCATTCTTTACGTTACGGTGCTTTAATGGCTGAAGTAAGCGAAGTCGAAAAACTAAACGATTTTGCATCCTTTTTGAGCTACAAACCCACATGGCTCTTTAAGCAGTTCTATGGACTGCCGCCGTATTACAACCAGATTGCTCTTTTTACCGGGAACCAGGTCGGGAAGACCGGCCTTCTGTGCCATGAAAAGGTAATGAGAGCGATTGGCGCTCATCCTGTACCTGAAAAAAACTTTCTCTACTTTGAGTGCGAGAACGGGCACACCTACGGACGGCCTGCCCCTTGGCCTGGACTTCATTTCTTCTTCCTTAAAAACGGCGAATGCTTCAGAATGTCTGAAGACAAGAAAACATCGCCTCAAAAAGTCATGTTCCCGCAGAATTTGACCTGCTCCTGCGGTGCAAAGCTCAAGATTCACGAGCGAAAAACCACTATCTACCGGCTTTGCAGTGAAAATCTGCCGATGGAAAAGGAAGGAAGCGGGGTCGAATCCGCAGAAATAAAAAATCGGACCTATCCCGAGCTAAAAAAATGGCTTCCCCCGTTTCTTATCAAAAAAGACATATCTCAGCGCAATTCAAGCCTTAAAATTGCCGATCTAAACGGTGGCTCAGTCTTTGGAACGGGTGAAGACGCTATCCAGTACCCGGGCCACGACATTATTTTCGAGTTCGTAAGCTATTCTCAGGTCATGCAGAGCACGGCAGGCACTCAGCGTCTTTGCGTTATGTGCGATGAGGAGCCTCCTTTTCCCTTTTACGAAGAGCAGATGCCCCGGCTAATGGCTGAAAACGGGGATTTTCAACTCGGCCTCACTCCCGCCATTAGAAATTCGTGGACGTTTGACGAGGTGTTCGAACAGGCTGAAATTTACGTTCGCACTAAGGCGATTTGCGATTTTTACGGACGCTCCGGTGAAGAGGACAAAGCTAAAAGAGTTGAAAAGTTTTCGTCCAGGAGAAGCTACAAAGCTGTTTTCCAGGCGGCAACAGACGATAACCCGACTCTTAGCCCCGAAGCCATAGAGCGCACCCTTAACTATGCCGATGAAGACACGGTGGCAACGAGGCGTTATGGAATCCACAGACAAGCCACAGGTAGGATTCTCAAAGATTTTGATTGGAAAATTCATGCAATCGACAAAGAAAAATATTTTTCAGGGGGTCGAGTTCCGTTGTATTGGACTCACTTTAGAGGAATTGACTACCATCCTCGAACGCCCTGGGCATGCGGAGCCTGTACGCTGTCCCCCACTGACGAATTGTTCATCTGGTACGCAAAGGGGATACCGCCTGACAAGTTTACTACCTTTCAAATAATGGAGCAATTCGCGCACGCCTGCATGGACTATGAGTTCAGGTTGCACTTGGTTGATCCTTTATCTAAGGCTAACGAAAGGGATGGTGCGACTGATCTTGATGAAATAAACCGCGTGACTGGTGAACTCAAGCGGGATGGCATAGGAACGGGCGGCTACTGGCAGACCTGGGACACAAAGGGCGAATACGGGCGCGACCAGATCAAAGTCAGGCTCAAGAACTCCCGGAGAGTCGGGAAACCCTTCAATAATAAGACGATTGAGAATGGCCGGGAAGTAAACTTGCCTACTCTTTGGATATTCAGGGATGGAGCGTATGAGGCGGCTGAATCCTTTGCAAAGTGGTCCTGGGAGCAATGGATAGACCAGGCGGCAGTAACCACGAAAGACGACAAGAACACGCCTCAGCAGAAGTATAGTCATTTGCCGATGGTGTTTGAGTGTCTTCACAAGCACCCATATTTCCGGTTCAATAAGCAGATCGACTACCGGGAAAGGCGAATGGGGGAACAATATATGAAATCAGCGAGGGGATGATGGGCTATAGGATTTTTGATTTTCATTGCGATAACTGCGGCCTTACCGAAGAAGCCTTTGTGAACAATGATTCAAAAGAAGAGCCGCTTTGCCCGAGATGCAAGAGGGCTAAGATGCGAAGACTCATGCCCGCCCCGATGTGGAAGTGGACGGCAGGCGTCAGGGGGTTCTAATGCGGCAGAAAAACTTTGAAACGGGCGAAGATGAAGTCAGAGTTCTTTTTGAATTTTACCCGGCGGCTATTGCGGAAGTGGAAGCTGGCAAAATCAAAGAGGGTCATTTTACTGGATTTGCCCGTTTGCATGTTGGGAAAGGCAATATTAGGGTGATTGCTGATTATAACGGTGACATTACTCTTTTAGCCGATGAAAGTTGCAAGAGCCACATAATATTTTGTGATGATCGTTGTGAAGACAGTCTGGGTTTGGGATTTATTCCCAAAAATATAGAGGCCGATGATGCCTAGAAAATTTAAAGAAAAAATCGAAACCAGGCTTTGCCTAGATGTCCAGGGCGAGTATGACCAGTCTAAGGCCAACCGTCAGCAGGACTTTGACGACTTCGAAAACTATGTGGACCTTCTTGACCAGAAGCGCACGGAGAAGGAATACCAGTGGCTTTCAGACATTAAAATCCCAGAATACGTGAGTCAGGAACTCACTCAGGCTTCCCTCGACGCCGCAATGACCTTTGGGACAAGGGACTTTGCCGAAGTCTATTTGGAGGACGCAAGTGATGAAGCCAAGGCCTGTGCAGAAGCCGCTAAGACGCTCATTAACAAGACACTCAACAGGCGCGACCTGTTCTACTACCAGAAGCGAATCAGGGCCGGGTCATTGGCTCGGCTTTCCGGCCTTGTCCACGCCGAATGCCGATGGAATAAGCAACAGCGTGAAATCGTCGTTGCTCACGAACTTGTGGAATCCGATGTGGACATACACGGAGATCCGGTTACCGACAGGGAAAAGCAACTCCCGGCGCTGAAAACCCAACCTGTAACTCAAAAGACCGTAGATAAAGACCAGTTCGAAATCGATATTCTGGACAACCGGAACGTCTTCTATGACGACAGCTATACCTATTCGCTTCAGCATAAACCCTTTGTCATCATCCGGTGTGAGAAAAGCCTTGAACGATTGAAGAGGGAAAAGGACCAGGCCGGTTATTTTAATCTCGATATCCTGGAGGAAGTAAAGCCTCCAATGCAGACCGAAACCAACCAGGACACATACAATAAGTACAGAAACGATGCCCCGATGGAAAAGCCGGTCCTGCACATGTTCGATATTCTGAAAAGATACGGGCCGAGCTGGGTGATTGTAAAAAAAAGAAATCCAGAAACGGGCCTTCCGATTGAAGTCGAACCGGGTTTTGACGATGAAGGCAAGATGAAGGATAAGGCCGAGCTTGCCGAATTAATCCAGGAATACGCCCTTGCAGACGGCAAAATGACCCTTATCGCCTATCACCCTACGCCTTACATCGACTGTTTAAATCAACCCTATAGGCCCCTTCTGCGCGGGATTTGCTACCTCCACCCGACAGAAGACGGCGGATTTGGCGACGCGAAACACGCTCATGATTTGCAAATCGGGCTGGACGATACAATCAACATGAGTAACGACCGGACAAAGCTGGCCACCATTCCGCTCTTTAAGGTCAAGAAAATGGCCTACGAAGAAAACTCAGACCAGTTCTATGTCGAGCCGGGCCATAATATCCCCTTGACGGACATGGAAGACCTGCAAGAGTTTAAAATCCAGGACAATATTCAAGGGGCCATGCAGCAGGCTTCCTTTTTCACGGATAAGATGCAGCAGCTTACAGCGACCTACCCGACTACTATGGGCAGGCTCCCGGTCCAGGCTTCGACTACGGCGACAGCAGTTCAAGGTTCAGAACAGAAGACCGACAACCGGCAGCACTTTAAGGCGCTTACCTGGACAAATACCTGGGATGCCGACCTTTACTGGATGATTCAGCAGATGACCTGGAGATTTGCCGAACCTCAGACGGGTTTTGTCCTTATGCGCGAGAAGGTTTATAAGTTCAGACCCGACCTTGATTATTTCTACCTGCCCGTAACTCAGGCTATTGAGTCGGAGCAGAGCAAGCAAATGAAGCTAAGGAGCAACACGACCTTCATGCAAATGCTCCAGCCTTACATGCAGATGTTTGCCAACCAGCCCGGATTTATCATGTTTCTGAGCGATATTTTGCTCGATACCGCCGAACTAATGGGCAAAGACGTTGAACGGTACGCAGGAAAACTCTTAAACCCGGCTATCCCGCCTATTCAGCAAGGCGGACAGGGACAAGGCGGCGGTGGAGCGCAGGCAGTACCGCAGGGAGGCGGTGCGCCAAGCAACCAAATGGGCATACCGCAGGGGGCAATGCAGTCTGAGACAAGACAGGCGGCTGGAGGGGGATATTACTAATGGATGAGTTCAACCTAAAAGAATTCGTTTTAAAGTTCGGGAAGAAAAAAGCTGCAACCATGCTTTCAGAACTCGGCCGGGGGCAGGGGTTTGTTGAGGCTGTAAGCACTCCTGTCGGTAAAGAACTCCTGTCCGATTGGGTGCAGGACTGGCGGACTCTTTTTGGAAGGATTGTAAACCGAGTGGCAACGGATGAGGAAAAGCTCACATTCGCAATAATCGACCACAAGTTGACCGAGGCGGCTAAAAAGATTGCAATGCACTATCAGTTAAAAATGGGTATTGAAAATGCAATGCAGCAATGAAAATCTTAAAGAAGCTGTGATTCGCCTTATTGACGAATGGACGGATAAAAAATACTATGGTTCGATCCAGTTGAATTTTAATGCAGGCAGTGTGCCGAACATAAACGTGAACAGAAGCATTCGTATGCCGGAAGCCAACCAAAATAAAGGAGGCTGAAGTGGATGAGAAATTAAAAGAGATAATTGACAAAGCACCGCTGGGTACAAATGCTATCGGTGCAATATTTCTGTGGGATAAACACTATCACAACAGAATGGGTTCGGCACAAGATCTTTGTGAAGATTGTGCTAACCACAGTTATAGACTTTTTAAAATTAAGGGAGTTGGGAGGAAGGCTTACAACGAAATAAACAAGATGCTGTCCGATGCTGGATATAAACCACACATCACCACTTGGGGAGAGTTTAAAAAACGGATAGAGGAGTCAGGGGTAAGTGATTCTGATGTTTTAACAACTGTGGGTGGTTATAGGGCAGACAGAATCGATGTTAGAATATCAAGCGATGGAGTTTCTTTAAGGTTTGCAAAACCGACTGAATAGAGAGATGGATTGTTGAGCGGCAGATCACCGAAGCTGATTTGAACCAGATAAAAGAAGAAAGAGCATAAAAATTCATTCATAGCCCTCTAACTAAATAGTTTCAGGGACAATCTGAACAACAGAAGCCCTCTTACCTGGGAAACCGGGTCTGAGGGCTTTTTTTATTCACTCTCAACATAAAGGATTAAACATGGCAGGCGAAAACGTGTCGGCTGAAGCTGGTGGTGGAGAGATCAACGTAACGGTTGAAGACCTTCATCGTGCGGCGGAGGAGACCAAACAGGCAGAAACCCAAGAAACCCTCGTGGAGAAACCGGCCGGAGAACTCGATGCTGAAAAGCCGAAGGAAACCGAGCAGGAACCCGCAGAGGAACCTACGGATAACGCGACACGCACCAAGCTGGGAATGAAAGTCGCTGCACAGGAAAAGCAACTCGAAGAAATGAGGGGCTTGCTCCAGCAGTCAAATGCTCAATTAAAGCAGGTGACAGACATCATTACCCACTTTGCCCAGGCCGCGCAGCAACAGCAACAAAGTCAAGTCCAGACCGATGAGCCGGAATACATTCCGACCGAAACCAAGGAGTTTCTGTCCTTCCTCGAAAAGCGCGAACAGCAGAGGCAGACACAGGCGCAAAGTCAAGCTATGGCCTTTGCCCACGAATATGTGAACGTGATCGAGGAAATAGGGAAAGGCGAATCCGACCCGGCGATGGTTGCCGAGATTAAAAAACTCACAACCGAAGGCGGACAGCCTTTCAACAAGAAGTATTCCAACAGTGCTTCGGCAGACGCCACGACCAATTTTTTCCGAGCCAAGGCTTACATCCTCGAACAGCGCATCTCAAAAGGCAAGACCCCTGAAAATCCTCTAAAGGGCGGGACTCCCGAGAATCCCTTGGGCGCACCGTCTTCATCTACCGCCAAAAAGCCCGACAAGAGTGTTGAACTCGATGCTTTTGCGAAACGGGCGGCGGCGGCATGGGGGTATTCGGGCAAGGCCCTTGAAGATGTCATGAAGGGATAAGAGTTGCGAGAGTTTACACGCAGACATCCAAGCAGAACGATAGTCCGGCATGACGCAAGGACTAGGCCTCTAAAACCCGCAAGGTGGGAAGAAGAAGGCCGGTACTTCCGATGCTGGAACTGCAACTTCATCTGCGACTCGGAAAGAGACCAACTTGGCGGACCCGAAGATCGGGCTGGAACTGACAGCGAATTTGCACAGTTTACCCTTCCTGACCACAACTGGATCGACTACGGCCAGGCTGCCGTTCCCAAAATTCTAAGGGGCCAGTCTTATACCGTATTGGTCCGGGTGGACGGAGAAGGGAACCCTCTACCGATTCTTTTGAATTATTCGCCCATAGTTGACCGGGGCTGTCCATTTTGCGGTTCGGTCAATTACCGAGGCGACTACCGCTAAGGAGAAACATTTATGCAGATTTTAAACCAAGGCGAACCAGCGCAGAGATGCTGGGTCCCTGTTTGCACAAGTTCCGGCATCACCATCTATGAAGGCTCACTTGTCACAATGAGTACGGATGGTGTTATCCCGTATACTTACGGGTCCGGCGCTTGGAACACCACCGGCAAGACCACATGGCCTGCGACCGCTATACCGTGGGGCCTTGTGATCGGGACCAGCAACCGATACGAACAATATTCCTCCACTTACAACGCCCAGTACATCACCTCAGTTATCACTTCAAACGCCAATTTCACTCGTGAGATGGTGGGTATTGAAGGCGGCTGGGGGATGGACCAGCAGGCTTATGTCTATGTGGAGCGGATTTTCCCGTGGACGGTGTTACGGTCGAATATTTACTTCACGACAGTAGGGACCGCCCCAACCGTAGCAACAGTTTCCTCTCTTACGACAAACGGTTCAACGGGCATGGGGTATACCACTGCGGCCACCATCGGCTTTACCAGCATAGCCGATCTTACAACCGCCTACTGCCGTTCGGGACTTAACCGGGGCATCTACCGCGTAACGGAAGCGGGAAGCACGACCGCCCTAACCTTTACATCGCCTTTTCCGTATGCAGTAACGATTGGCGATACGTTTGTCCATGCGAACATCAAGTCCTTCGGAACCTGCTGCCTTGTGCCGGATGCTCAGGGAATGTGGGTTGACGGCGCCACGGCAGGGACATCGGGCACCACAGGAGTAGCGGCAGATATAGTGCGCCTCAATCTTGAGGAAGCCGGAAGAGAATATGTCGATTTCCGGTTTAACCTCTACAACTTCCTGCCCTTGCTGGTTTAAGGCGCGGAAAGGAGCTAAGTCATGGCCAGTATTATTGAATCAGCATCCTTCCGCAAGCTCGTGGAAGGGCATATCAAAAACGTGAAGCAGCAGACATATAAGGACATCCCCAGCTATAAAGACCGTCTTTTCAAGGTGATGTCTTCGGACTCTGCGTATGAGGACTTCTTTTCAATCGGGACCGTTCCCGACATTCCGGCTTTTACCGGGCGTATCAATTACCTGCCCGTCTTCTCCGGCTACTACACGAAGATCGAGCCGAAAGAGTTTTCGGGGGGCCTTCTCTTTCAGCGAAAACTTCTGGACGACGAGCAGTACGGCGTTCTTTCAAACCGGGCAGCATGGCTCATGAGAGCGGCAAGAAGGACCGAGATAAAGGCGGAAATGCACAGCCTTGTCTACGCCTTCTCTGCGGCTTTCGAGTACATGACCTCGGAAGAGGGCGTGGCGCTTTGCTCGACCGGGCATCTTACCAAGTCGGGCGCATCGACTTCCGTTGGTTTTAACAACCTCAGCACTGCGGCCCTTTCAAAAACAGCGGTTGCAGCGGCCAGGCTCAAGATGAGGCTTTTCCGCGATGACCTCGGAGAGCGAATCGACGTTGGAGACGATTTAATGCTGATCGTTCCCGACAATCTTCACGAGACCGCCTATGAGATCGTTAAGACCCCGAAAAGCCTGGATACGGCGGAAGGAAACGTGAACTTCCAATACCAAAGATATGATCTTCTCGTTCTGCCCCGGTTGGACGACTATTCGACCTCCAACTGGTATCTCACCTGGAAATCGCAGATGAAGGAAGATCATCTCTGGGTGGACCGGATTAAACCCGAACCGAAAAACACCTGGGATTTTGAGACCTACACCTTGAAGCTGGCGATGTATTTCAGGTTCGCCTACGGGTTCAAGGACTGGCGCTTTATACTAGGGAGTCAAGTATCGTAATGGATTTTAAAATGGACAATCTCCATAATATAGTGTAGGTTACTGCCATTAACCCAACATTTTAAAATGGAGGTTGTCCTATGAGAAAAAACATTGCGCCTAGGTATTGTGAAGAGTGCAGGAAAAAGTTTTATCCGACTGGCAACAATCAAAAGTTTTGTCGGAAGAAATGCCAAGAAGTTCATGAAGCAAAGCACATAAACAAGGATAGGAAGCATGAAGCCAACCTCAAACATAAAGAGAAAAGCCGACATGGGAACGGAAAAGAACGGTTGGTTGCGCAATATGGCCTTGTTTGCAGCAAGTGTGGCAAAACCGGCGACTCTTTTGAAATTACAGGGCATCACACCACTGGCGACAAGAACGAGCATGAATATCAAGAATTGTTGTGTCGATCTTGCCACGCCAAAGCGCACGATCTCGGACAGTACAAAATCAAAATCGTGGACAAAGAGTCTATCCAAAAGGCTCTTGCTGATAGCAAGGGCCTTGATGAGGCTGCCGCAAAACTCGGCATTAGTCGTTCATTTCTCAGGAAACAACGGATTCACTATGGGCTTTATGACCAACCGTGCAAAAAATGCGGCAGGATTTATCCGAAATCTGAAGAGTGCCGGAAATACTGCCCTGAATGCACGGCTGGCATGAAAAAGGGACATTACAACAAATTTTACTTAACCTCATAACCCTGCTGGGGGGCTTCGGCCCCTCAGTGAGCCATCACTGGCAGGAAAGGATTCAAAATGGGCGGTGCAATAGCCTATACGAACAATCAAGGGCAAGTGAAATTGGTAAACGTGCGCGGTTCCAGGGTCATGCCGATTTTGGCGGAACTGCCATTTATACCCGGCAATATCTGGCATGTTAAACCCTACAGCGGTTCGGATTCAAATACCGGCCAAAGACCGGACCAGGCACTCAAAACCCTTCCTTATGCTCAAACCGCAGCCGTAGCGAATCAGAACGATGTGGTTCTGATGTATGCTGAGAGCAATACAGCAGGCTCCACAACGGACTATCAATCGACAACTCTCAACTGGGCGAAGGACGGGGTCCATCTTATCGGCGTAAACGATGGCAACCCTTTCAGCCAACGGTCCAGAATAGGATGGGCTTCTACAGCCACGACCGCGCTTACAAGCCAGGTTCCGCTTTTTTCTCTGAGCGCAAACGACTGTCTGATTAAAAATGTCAGTTTCGTAGTTGGAAACGGCCAGACATATCTTTCCGGCGGCGTTTATGTTTCGGGGGATCGCAATGTTCTCCGCAACGTAGGTATTGCATGGCCTGTCAACACAGGCAACGATGCCGTGGGAGCCTACGCTGCGTATTTCAGCGCTGCCGCCGATACGCTGGTTGAAGACTGCGTGATGGGTTCCTACACCATTGATTCGGGCAGTGCGGCCAACAGCACCGTGCTGATCGGAGCCGGAACCGGAATCATCACTTTCAGACGTGACAAGTTCATCCAGCGGCTTTCTTCCTCGACCAACACTCCATTCATCAAAACAGTAGACGCCAACTCCATCGGATTTGGCTGCGTCTGGTTTGAAGGTTGCGGTTTCATTTCAACTTCGGTTAATGCGGCCCATGCCCAAACCAGCGCCATGTCGATTACCGCCGCTCAGGCTGGCGGGAGAGTAATTGTAGATCCGAATTGTTACACGAACGCCGGAAGTTGGGACAACGCCCACACAAGCATGGTGCTTATAGGCGGTGTGCTGACTCCGACCAGTTCCGCCGGGTTCGGCACATTGTATGCGACAGCCGCTTAACTTTTACAGGGAGGGCTTCGGTCCTCCCCAACCTCCAAATAAGGATTTTTTATGGCTCAAGACGCAAGATCAGCGGGAATAGAAGATATCCAGTTTTTCACCGATGTGGACAAGAAATTCGAGAAAAAGCAAGAGATTCTAACATCGACTTACCCTGCATGGTATTTCGACCAGCAGCTTGCCGCTCAAAAAGAGGAATTGAAGCAACGGAAGCGACGGCCGGCCGATGACGAAATAGTGCCGAGCGGCCCTGAGTATGCAGCGGAAACAAGGCTGCTTGAGGCCAAAGTCAAGGAAGTTGAAGCCTCTCGGCCCAAGCTGAACGGACCTCAAAAGAACTTCCTGACTCGGGAAGTCGCAAACCTCGAAGCGGGGATCAAGGAAACTCTTTTCACCTACGATGACATGCAAACAGGTGAAGCAAGCGCCCACGAAGAACTAAAACGCCAGATGAACCCGTGCGTAAAAATCGACAAGCGCCTTGCTTCAATGCTCAACCTCAAGAGCTACAAAGGCGGCATGGTTTCAAGGGATGATGCCACAATCGCAACGCAAATCTGCAATAAGCTCCTAGGCGAAAATACCAACTGCGAAAAGCTCCGGCCCAAAAGCATGACATGCCGGACAAGAAAAGTCGCTCCCTTTACCGGGGATGAAGATTCTCCCTCTTTTGGCGAGATGATGGAGTTACAGGATGGACGGGAACCAGCTACTCCGGCAGTTGCGTGATATTCTAAACGAGTCCTCATCTAGCGGCTGGATGGATGGTTTCACCAGCTATATGTACTTGTGGCAGGGGGCTGTCGAGTTCGTTTCCCGTACCGAGTGCTTTAAAAACACTCAGGCAATAACGACTCAGACTGGAATACCGAGTTACACGCTCAATGCCGACTATCTTGAGCTTTTCGCAAAGACACACGACAACCGCTACTTCGTGACCCTAAACGACGGGGTAAGCGACAACCATTATCTTTTCTATAAAGATTACTCGGAAATTCTGTATCGGAACCAGCAAAACTCCGTCCAATATCCTTATAACTTCACAATTATTGACGATCCAGACCCTCCCGCGCCGGTCAGCGGAACGGCTTCGGGAACAAGCGTCGCCTCGGGGGGGCAGTCGGTTCTTACCGATTCAACCGCTGATTTTTCTTCGTTCGACGCTGGGGATTCGGTGCATGACATTACTGACGGCTCACTGGGAATCATTCTTTCCAAAACATCCAGCACCCAGCTTGTGACAGCCCTTTTCTCCGGGACGGTAAACCAATGGAGCGCAGGGGACGCTTACGAGATCGTTCCGCAGGGCCGAAGCATGATCGTTATTGACCCGCCCCCCTCGACGCCGGGATATACGATCAGCCTGCCCTATGTTCAAAGACCCGCGCCTGTTTTCTCGGACTATGGAGTCTATCGCTTCCAACGTGAGTACTGCCTTGCGGTCATAATGTATGCGGCCTGGCTTTACAAATACCGGGATTCCAAGCCGAACGAGGGGGATAAATATTACATCCATTTCGATAATCAGGTGAAGCGGTACTCATACGGAATTTCTGCCCGGTACAGAACGAACAACCGGATGAAAGTAAATATGAAGGCGGGGAGAAGATGAGAAATGAGAGTCGTTGCATGGTTTTTGTGGATTATTCTTTTATTTGGTTTTGCCGGTTCGGTGAAAGGTGAAGAGATGAGGCCGACTTATTCACCGCAAAGAAGAGCAATCAGGCTCCCGCAACTATCCTCCAATGTGCCTTCCAGGAGAAAGATAGTAGCTCCTTACGCCACGGCGGGGATAACAGCGCCTACGGTTACAGGCAATCCCGCGCAGGTGGTTGACGATCAGGGGGCGCTGGCGACTCAGAGCACACAAGGGCTTGGGTTTTCAAATTTGTCACTTCAAACTCCTTTGGGGGATAATGCTCCGACAACAATCAGTATTTCGTTTGGCGCAGGGATGGTTCTGCAAAACCCCAACGATGGGACGACTATCACGCTTTCTGCTCCCATATCGGGCCAAACGCTCAACAGTGCAATTAACGGAGTTGGAGGATTGGATATCGGTTCTCCTGCGGGCACAGGTCCGCGGGGATCGAGCATATACTACATTTTTGAAATTTATGATCCTGTCATGCAGACGGCTTCATGCCTGATGTCTCTGTCTGCGACCTCTCCTGAATTGCCATTGGGTTATACATATTATAGATGGATAGGCGCAACTCCTTGGATAAATGCTTACTTCGTCCCATTTATCCAAAATAATTACGATCTTTATTTTATGGAAGCGTTGAGTCTATTTGGTTCTCTTACGGGGACATGGCCACAAACATTGGACTTTACGGGGCAGTTCCCCCCCAATCCTTATATTACCCATGTCATTATGAATATTATGCTACTCAACCATGGCAATAACGTAAATGTGGGTTTAGAAGTTGGTAATACTAATACCTTGGGAATATTCACTTCTTTTATGTTTATAAATGCTGCCACTGCACTGGCAGGGCTCGCGGGGCCGCAGTTCACAATGCCTATTCTAAGTGCTGCGACAGTTTACTACGGGAAAATAGGAACAGGCACGGGGACTGTAGGCCTGAATGTCCAAGGCTACCGCCTCAACCTCTAAAGGAACATCATGGCGCAACAGAGTGGCGACCAGCTAATCAAAAAAGACATCCCCCTTAACGGGAAACTTGTCACTTCAGATGATGGTGTGATGGTGGGGACCAACTTCACCACGCTCCAGAACATGCGCTATACCGATACGCACCCCCAGGGAATCCGGGGGATGACGAAGATAAACCCTGATGTTCTTGCTAATCCTCACATAAGATCGGCATACCATTTCGTGAAAACGCAGCCGGTAGAATCCCACCTGCTGACCCAGGCTTATGACGCAAGCGACGCCAACTCCAAGGTTTACACGAACGACACAGCGATACCAAACGCTGGGGATTTCAATGCAAACGCCCTTCATACGGACGCAGCAGGAGTGGGAAGGGGATTTTTTGCATCCGGTCCAGACGGAGCATGTGTCTACTGCAACAGCGCCGAATCTCTCATTTGGGGCGGGGATGAGATGGTTGTGGGGGCCTTTGTAAACTATGACCCTGCGGGTTCTTTCAAATACGACTTTACAGACGTTCTTCAAAACACCATGTCCGATGCGGAAAATTCAGCCATTTTGGTTCCCGCCCCTGGGACCGGGATAGATACACACACCAAGCTCATTCTGCACCTTGATAGCGATGTTACCGATTCATCGTCAAGTCCAAACACCGTTACAAACGTCAATATGACCTTTGACGCATTAAACTTCGAGTTCGGCGGTGGCTCGGGTAAATTTGACGGAGCGACCGCATATCTTACAATACCCGGCAATTCAGGGTTTAATCTTTCGGGAGGCGTGTGGACAATCGATACATGGTTTATGCCGGCCGCTTTTACCGCTGGTCAGTGCATCTACTCCCAGATAACAAACGCAAATAACTGGTTCCGTCTCTATGTAGACACAACCGGGGCGGTCCTTCTCAAATATAATGTTTCCGGGACCGAATCGACAATCGTAAGCACATTGAG